CAGCGTTCTATTAGAAGCAGTCGTAGGCTCCTGAAGCGTTACGCTACCACCACTTGTGCTGTTTAGTTTAAGCGGCATTTAATTGATCCTCAGTAGGACGAGGCAGTGTCGGATGATCCCATTTAGCTATGTAATCACCGTTACCATCAGAATCGTTTTGTAAGCGGATGGTGTCCATGAAGTCGGAATCAACAAGCTGCGGATATAAGGCTTTAATTTTTTCGTAGAGTGTCATCATGCCGCCCTCACAAGTAAACCTGAAAACTCGTAATCTAGTGTGTTGTTATACAATGCGGCTGTGTTGTTTTGGTAAACATAGGACTCTACATAATCAGTAGAGCCATTCATATAAATCAATGAAGTAATGACTGCACCAGCACCAGCGCCGGGGTTTGACGCCCATGATCTTCGGTAAGCAGAACCGTTTTTGTAGATGGCTACACCAGTATTTGCGCTTGCGTTTGTTTCTACAGTTGAAGTAATTAAATAATAACCAGCAACATTTGGCGTAAATCGGTAGTTTGTTGTTGGGTCATAACAATTAGCAGTATCAAATTCTTCAGTGCTAAACTGAACTTTTGTCCAAGTTGCAGCACTAATTGTTTGCGCTGCGGATCTTGTCGCACTAAACGCTGGCCCAGTACCAGCCACACCTGTAGCCAAATCAGCTTGCACAACCGTAGCATTAGGCAGACCACCAGCCGCTAGTCCTGTAATCGTGCCGTTACCGTCAAATGTCATTGGCATCTTATTGCCTCATCCAATTATCAGAACCTGCGTTTACATTCGTCCAAGTATTTGACCCAGCAGGAACCTCTGTCCATGTGTCACTACTTGTTCCTACATTCGTCCATGTATTGCTACCTGCTGATTGCTCAGTCCAATTAGTTTCATCAGGAGTTACATCTGACCACTCCTCACCAATTATCTGACCATTTGCAACCACTGTTGCCAGAGCATTAACGTAACCAATGCCTGAGAATATCGCATTACCAGCACAAGTTACTGTGGCAATCCCATTAACCGACGCATTGCCTTCATAAACAACACCACCAATAGCGCTAACCGTTGCAGTACCAGTGATAGATCCAGCACCAAATTGAATCCTAATCCCTGTTGCTGTAACCGTTGCCGTACCATTTATTACAGCATTGCCAAATTGTACTCTTGTTGCATTAGCACTAACAGTAGCAGTTGCATTTACTGCCGCTACACCACTGAATATTGCTACGCCATTAGCAGTTACTGCTGCATTGCAAAATATTGTTCCAACACCAAAATTTAAGATGCCGCCATTAGCAGCTACCGTAGCAGCACAGCTAATTGACCCTGCCGCCATCCTTTGCCGTATACCAGCAGCAGATACCGTAGCAGTTGCATCTATGCTAGCAGCACCAAATAACGTCGCTCCACCTAGTGACGAAAACGGAGACTGAGCAAAAGTGCTAATCCCAAACATTTAGACCATAGTCCACGTTGCGCCAGAAGGCACAGTAACCGTCACCCCACTAGCTATGGTTGTATTTCTGCCGCTAATACCGTCGTATCCCGTAGGAAACGTCATAGTCGTATTAACCGTCTGGTTGCTCAAGAAGATGCCGTTAGAAGCCGCGAAATGCAGGTCATAGGCCACATCTGATTCATCGCCATAAACAGCCTTAGAAGCAGGATACGTTACGAATACTTCCTTGCTATTGGCTGCAAAGTTAATCGCTGACGTATTGCCTGAGCTATTGGAAAGAATCGTATCTCGTGAGAGCGTAGTACCTGAAGACGTATACCGACCGATACCTACTTCCCAAGTTCCAGCAGTCGCATCAACAATGGCATAGTAGGTTGTGTTCCCATTGCCAACATCAGCAAACGAGCGAAATCCTGACGCAGCACCAGCTAACGTCAAAGTACCTGTACCAGAAGTGGTACTGGTTTCTTTTATCCTATCTTTGACAACAAGAGGCATTATTTACCCCTTATGCCAAAGTCACACTCAGGCTACCAATTGCAATCTTGAAAATATCGCCGTTTTCAATGGTTTTGGATGTATCCAGAGCAGTGTGATACAGCAGATTACCGCTAGTAGAAGCATCAAGAATACCGATCCAACCTACGGTTCCCCATGATCCTGTGGCTTGCGGGAACTCAACCGCAGCACTGTTGGTACTAACGCCATTGCTGGGAGCGCCAAAAGTAACAGCAGTACGAGCATAAGAACCACCAGAGACTTCTGTACCAGTATTAGCATCTGTGGGATCAGTTGTGTAAAGACCAACGTAAACAGTCGCAGGGCTTGTGTAGCTAGTGTTGCGGAGAGTGGCGTTAATCAGCGCATTCTCAAGATAGTTCGACATTTCTGCCATGATTTACCTCACGTTATAAGACATTGACATAGGCTGACCACTGTACTCACTAGACTGGTCAGATGTATTGATTGCAGTGATTGCACGTTCATACAGAGCAGCCCAAGTCTGAACCCTTGCATCATTCATCAGATACGGCTCTGCCTCAGCCAAAGACGCATACAGCAGCGCATCAGGGTAATTTGCAAGGAATACGTTAGAAGCAGTGCTGTCACTCAATACGGTAGGCTTACCGTAGTACAGCATTTGCAGTGTGTATGATGTGTCTGGAATCGGGGCTAGCTGCATCTCAGAGCCCAATACCGTGTAATCCACAGGCTTACCACTCTCAGTAGCCCTAGAAGTCTCGTAGAAGCTGTTAGGAGCCTTGTAGCGCAGGGTTGTAACCGGAGTTGTGTTGAGATGAATATCGCGCATCTCTAGGAAGTCTGTTGGGAGACCAACAGTTGAATCACCGCCAGTCGTTGAAGCCGTAGCCACAACCAGCATCTGACGGGTTCTAATATCTCGCTGTAACCGTGTCTCAGCTAGTCGGATAAAGTCAGGGATAACCGACGTTAGATCGCTACGAGCAAGGTAATTTGCTATCGTAGTCTTTAGTTCCGAGTAGCTAGTAAACGCCATGTTATTCCTCTAATTGCTCAAAATCTTTCCAGCCATACTCGTAAGTGCCAATGTGCCGGATGTGCATCGATAACTCGTGGTCTACATACGTCTGGAAGCCCTCAGAACCGGCTTTAACGCAGAAATAGACATCCTCACCACATACACCACTACTGCCCCAACCAGCATCGAACCAAGGCCGACCTGTCTTCTCAAACACCTCTTTGCGGATCATCACAGCACCAAAGCCAACCGCTGTCACTTCCTCAATCCCTTGCTTGCCGCGAGAGTCTATGTTCTCCCACTTATGCACCAAGGTTTCACCATCCATGTACTTCGTCATCAACTTAGCCGTAGGTGTTACCGGCTTGCGTCTTGTCGTAGCATTCACCCCAACAATCGGCACATTACGACTTAGCAGAATTGTAATTATGTCAGGCGGGAATCTCATGTCACTGTCGATAAACAGGACAGCATCACAGCCTTCCTTTAACGCAACTTCTGCCAACTTCTCACGCTGGTCAAAGATCAAGGTTCCCGGCATTGTGTAAAGGCTTAGTCCACCTTTACCGTCCTTGCATCTAACAGAAGCATCGTGCGCTGCCATCTTCGCAAAGTCAAAAGCAAAACCTGTATGAACCTCATCCCGGCATGGGACACAAACACCAACTCTCATATTGTTCCTCGATACGTTTTCCAAGCAGCATTATCAGGATCGTTCAGCCATCTAGCAAATCCCACATCATCAACGATTGTAAAGCCCTTCATAATCCCTTTTTGGTTTAATACATCAATCACCGTAAAGGGTATTCTGGCTACATGGTGCAACTCATTGAGTCCACCTGTTCGTTGCTGATCGTAGAAAAGCTGTTGCTTATTGGCTTCTACTATCTCGCTTACATCCTGTTTAGTCTCGATAACGATACCACCGTCACCGTCTTCGTATGCTGTCTGAGTCCGTATCGGATTACTCATAAATTCCTTAGTTGTAGGTAGCCCCCACCGTTAGGCAGGGGCTATTTGCTACTTAATTACAGCGACATATCCAGGTCAGCCATGATACCGTGAGCAGCCTCGTTCTTGATCTCAAGAGTAACTTCAGCCAGAAGCTGAGTGTTCTCGCTATCGCCAGTCTTAGCCAGATCATTAGTCTGGAAAGGACGCAGATATGCCAGAGCAGCGTACTCAGGATCAAGGATCAGAGCATCGCGGGTACGCATGAAACGGTTAGGAACAACCGACATAGTACCGAAGTCAGACATATAAACGGCAGCAGCACCGATAATGGTAGTAGGCGTATTCGATGGAGCCATGTAACGCTGTGCAGC